AACCTAAAAGCAATGAAGGATTAGTAAAAAAAATATTAAAATGAAAATAGAAGATATTTGCAAATTAGTAGAATTTATAAGAATTGAACCAAGACTGGAACAAGTTCAGGATGGTTTTTTATATCACGGTCATTACTTTACAAACGAACAAATCATTGAAATATGGAAGCACCAAAACATTATGATAACAGCAAAGGAACGCTTTACAAAGTAGCATCCGAAAGAAACTGGAATCCTTATTTATTTGACATTGTCAAAAGACTTGAAAGAGCAGAAAAAAAAGGAGAGTTTCAAACAGATTTAGAAAAAAGTATATTAGTAATTAATCTTTGGTTAAAAGAAAATGATAAATAAAGTTAGAGAATTTCAGAAAATAGGATTGCAAAAGGTAAACGACAAACCAACAGTTAATGATTTTAAAGATTGCAGTTTACGTTTTGAACTGGCACGAGAAGAAAATATGGAATATATTTCGGCCTGTTATGATGGCAATAAAGTTGAGATTTTAGATGCGTTAGTAGATCAAATGTATGTACTACTTGGAACTATTAATTTTCACGGAATGCAAGATATTTTTGAGGAAGCATTTAACAGGGTACACGAAAACAATCTTACAAAATTTCCAAACGGCAAAGTATTGAGAAATCCTGATGGGAAAATCCTAAAACCTGAAGGCTTCAAATCTGTTGATTTAACTGATTTATTATGAATGTAGTTAGTTTATTCAACGGAATGAATACAGGAAGACAAGCGCTTGAAAATGTAGGAATCAAAGTAAATCAATACTATTCAAGTGAAATAAAACCTTATGCGATTGAATTAACACAACATCACTTTCCTGATACTATTCAGGTTGGTGATGTTACTAAATGGAAGGAATGGGATATTGATTGGAGTAGTATTGATTTAATTTTAAGCGGATCACCCTGTCAGGATTTAAGTGCAGCCGGTAAACGAGCAGGAATAAATGGCAAAAAGTCAAGTTTATTCTTTGTATTTGTTGAAATATTAGAATTTGTAAAATCACTAAATCCAAATGTTTTATTCCTTCAGGAAAATGTTGGTTCAGCTTCAAAGTTGGATGTTGGTATTATGAGTAGAGCATTAGGTGTTTACCCTTGTAGAATTAATTCAAAGTTGGTAACAGTTCAGTTGCGTGATCGTTATTATTGGACTAATATAAAAACAAAACAAACAATGTTTGATACTATTGTAGATATTCCAGAACCAAAAGATAAAAAAATATTTTTAAAAGATATACTTGAAAATGGTTATAGTGAAAAAACAAAATCAATGTGTTTGCTTGAAAGCAATTCAAGACCTTTAAAAACACCATCAAAAATGGCACGTAGATACTTTGAAATAGGTATGGCTAATCTTATATTTAAAGATGAAAAAACTTTTTTTAGAGTTAAAGAAGCAACAACAATAGGTTTTGTAGATATTGCAGAAAATGAAGGAGTAGATTTAAGCTATCCAACTTCAAAAACAAGACGAGGTAGATTAATGAAAGATAAATCAAACTGTTTACTTCGTAATAATGAATATTTTGTTTTTCAAGATAAAGATATTAGATACTTTACTCAAACAGAACTTGAAAGATTACAAGGTTTTGAAGATGGATACACAAGTATTTTGACACGAAATCAAGCCGCTTGTTTATTAGGCGATGGTTGGACTTTACCTGTAATTGAACACATCTTTAAATTTATAAAAAAATAATACTATCTTTATGCGCCTTTAATCGGGCGCATTTTTTTATTAACATAAAATCAAAATATGGGCATATTTTCACACCACAATGATAAGATTATAGAATTATTGCAAAAAGGATTAAATGATAGTAAAATAGGTCAAGAAATTTTAAAAGATAATTACACAGATTCCTTCCGTAAACATATCAATAGATTAAGAAATAATTTAGGAGTCATTAACGCTTGTGAAAATGTTGGAGTTGATCCAAAAACGGTGCCGATGTTATGGCTAAAAAATAAAAATGAATCAGTAAGAGTAACTAATCCACTATTCGAAAAATTAAGTGATGAGGAAAAAAACATTAAAGATATTGACTTTCTAAATATTTTTAAAAATAAAATTAAGCCTATAATTGTAACAAAAAAAGATAAAATTTGTGACGAAATTTGCTTATTTGATAGATTAGTTTATACAGATGTTCATATTGGAATGAATGTAAATCCAGATGGTTATTCTATTTATGGTGGCCTTTGGAATGAAGAAGAATTGACAAAACGATTAAAAGTGATGGTAAAACACACTTTAAACAATAAAAAATCAAATACTTTGATAATTCACGAATTAGGTGATTTTCTGGATGGTTGGGATGGTTACACAACAAGAGGCGGTCATTCACTTCCTCAAAATATGGACAATCAAAAGGCATTCGATACTGCATTGACTTTTAAAATACAATTAATTGACTCTTTAATTAATCACTACGACAAAATAAAATGTATTAATATTTGCAATGACAATCACGCTGGATCATTTGGATATATTGTAAATTCAGCTTTTAAAACTTACATTGATTTAAAATATACAGAAAGAATAGAAATAATTAACCAGAGGCGATTTATAGACCATTACAGCCAAGATAATATAACTTTTATACTTACACACGGAAAGGATGATAAAAACCTTAAATTTGGATTCAAACCGATTTTAGATGCAAAGCAAATTGAAAAAATAAAAAACTATATTGACGAACATAAATTGCACAGTCAAAAAATAGAATTTAGCAAAGGTGATTCACACCAGTACATATTTGACAATTCAACTTCCAAACATTTTACATATCAAAACTTCCCGTCTTTTTCACCACCGTCTAATTGGGTCCAGATGAATTTCAGTAATAGCATAAGTGGTTTTGTACATTTCAACTATTACAAAAACGGTCAAAAAAGTATAAATGATTTTATATTTTAAATAAAAAAAAGTATTATATTTGTGCCATAGGAGTGGAAGCCTAATTAACAATATTATTAAATTCCCGCAATGATAAAGTCTTCCACCTTTTGATTTGCGGGTTTTTGTATTTTATGAAAAAAACATTAAGACCTTATCAGCAGGAGTTACTCGATGAAATTCTGCAAAACAAAGCGCAAAAACTTTGCGTACAATTAAGCACAGGAGGTGGAAAAACAGTAATTTTTACGGAACTAATTTCACAACTAAATAAAAAAACACTTATTTTAGTTGATAGTATTGATTTAGTAAATCAAACTGTTGATACTTTTAAAAAACAAGGATTAGATACTGGGTGCGTTTTAGCTGGTGCAAAAGAAATACCACAAAATAAAATCATTGTTGCAATGGTTCAAAGTTTATGGAATCGAAAAAACAAATTACCTGATTTTGAATTATGCATCATTGATGAGTGCCACGTGGCTATCTTTGATAAAATGATACCTTATTTAAAAGAAGCTAGAATAATTGGATTTACTGCAACGCCAGTTCGTTTAGGTCGTTATAAAATAAATGACAATCAAACTGCACAAAAAACGCTTTCAGATGTTTATGATGACATTGTATGTGGTAAACCAATTTCTTGGTTAATGAAAAACGGCTATTTGATTAATGAACAAAATGTATTTTTTGAATTTGATGGATCAACACTTAAAACAGATTCAAGCGGAGAATATACTGCAAAGTCAATGGAAACCACTTTTCAAGCTGAAAATTATCAAAAATCTTTAAAACTTACTTACAACAAATATTGTGAGAATAAAAAAACAATGATTTTTACTTCAAGTTGTTCGACTAATTTAGTTTATCAGGAACTTTTTAAAGATAAAAATACAAAGGTTTATGATTCAAAAACAGATGGAGAAAATAGAGAAGATATAGTTGAATGGTTTAAAAACACACCTGATGCAATTTTAATAAATACTGGGTGTTTCACAAAAGGTTTTGATGTATGTGATGTAGAATGTATTATAATGGCACGAGCTACAAAAAGCCTTTCTTTATGGATTCAGATAGCTGGTAGAGGTGCAAGACCAACGCTAAAAACGGATAAACCTTATTTTTTGTTAGTTGATGGCGGTAACAATAACGAAGAACATCAAATTTTTAGTTTTGATAGGGATTGGAATAGAATATTTTTTGATAAAAAGATAAAAGATATAGTCGAAAATATTCAAGAGTGCAATTTTTGCGGATTTACTTTTTTAGAAAATGAAAAAATTTGCCCTAACTGTGGCGAAGAAGTTCCAGAAAAACCAGAAGGAGAAGAACGACAAATAAAAGAAGTTGAATTAAAAAGTTTTAATTCAGAATTACCAATTCCACGATTTAATTTAGATTTTCACATAAATAAAGGAAGCACTAAATATCAAGCATTGCAAAGTGTAAAAGATGGCTGGATTCACTTTTTAAAATCAAAAAATATACCTAAAGAAACCTTTATTTATCATAAAAAAAGACAATTTAAAGATAAATTTATAATACATTTAAGACCTATTTATTTTAAAATTTTAGGATCAATTTTAAAAGATGGAAAGCACGTAAAATACGAAACATTTATTAGTCAAATATATAACGAATCATTTAAGGCAAAATATGGAAACAATTAAATTTAGCAGTTATAAAACTGTAACAGATACAAACAAAATTGATATTGATTTACAATACTATATTGATAGCGTAAAAAATGGAAAGTATCAAGATATGGTATTGCAGGCACGTTCTGTTAAATCAGATAAACAAAAGTACAAAGCATTAAAAGACATTATGCCTTGTATAACTGGATCAGCAATAATGAATCAAGGATCTAAAATAAAAAGCAATATTCAGGAGCTAAACGGCCTTATTGTTATTGATATTGATGATGAGGTTGACATAGATACAATTAATAAAATAAATGCTGATAAATATACCTTTATTTCGCATCGCTCTTTTGGTGGCGATGGTGTTTGTATTTTTGTTAAAATAAATCAAAATAAGTTTTTAGAATCTTTTTTTGAGTTGGGGCAATACTACTGGGATAATTTTAATTTAACAATTGATCCAAGTTGTAAAAATGAAAACAGATTACGTTACTATTCTTATGATCCGTATTTATTCCATAATGATAAAGCAAAGAAATTTATATCTAAAGCTAAAATTGACAAGCCAAAGGCAAAAGAAAACTTTATTTTTGTAAAAGATGATTTTACCGATGCACTCGATAAAATAGCAAACATTGACCTTTGTCAGGATGACTATGCTAGATACTGCCAGATTGGATTTGCAATAGGTTCTCACTTTGGCGAATCAGGCCTTAATTATTTCAAAGCTATTTGCCAAAACGGTTCTAAATATGATGTAAAGAATATTGAAAAACATTATAAAAACTTTTGCAAAAAAGGTACAATTACAATTGCAACTTTTTACCATTTTGTAAAACAAGAGGGCATTGATATTTATAGCGATAAAACAAAGAAAACTATTAAGACAGTAGCTGCGCAAAAGGCGCAAGGCACTCCAACAATAGAAAGTGTTAAGAAACATATTATTGAAGTTTTAAAACTTGATAATCCTGATGAAGATTTAATAAAACAACTTATTGAAAGCAATGTAAAATATGAGGTTGAAGATGATGAAACAGATGTAAACCAAATTAAAAATTTTATAGCTGATAATTTTAATCCTATTAGAGATTCAATAACAAACGAAATTTTTATTAATGGAGTCCTTCTCGATGATATTAAATTGAATACCATTTATTTTGCTACAAAAAATACGCTTTCAATTAATGTAAATAAATCGGATGTTAGGGATATGATAAATTCCGAAGCTACACCAACGCATAACGCTTTAAACGAATTTTTTAAAATTAAAGAATTTGAAAGTGGATTAATTGATAAATATGTTGATTGCATACAACCACAAAGCGATTATAATAGATGGGCATTTAAAAAGTGGATTGTTGGATGCGTTCATAATTGGATTAGTCCTATTCAAGAAACAAAAGTTTCTCCGCTTACTTTGGTTTTATGTGGTCAGCAACAAGGCACAGGAAAAACCTCTTTTTTTAGAAACTTACTACCAAAAGAGCTATCAAAATATATGATTGAGCATAAGATAGACAGCAAGGATAAAGATTCAATATACAACCTTGTAAAGGGTTTGATTGTTTTGGATGATGAGTTTGGTGGATTAGCTACAAAAGACGTAAAAGATTTTAAAAAGATAGCCGATGCAAATCAAATTGATATACGTTTGCCTTATTCTGCATTTTATTCAAAAATGAAACGTAAGGCTTCATTATGCGGAACAAGTAACGATATATCAGTTTTAAAAGATGTTACGGGAAATAGGCGTATTTTGCCCTTAAACGTGGTGTCTATTGATTATGAAAGTATGATTAAAATAGATACTGATTCACTTTGGCGTGAAGCCTTTCAATTATGGCGTGAAAATTTTGATTGGAAGATATATTCGAGCGAGGATATTGATTATTTAGCCAAAAACACAAATACTAATATTGAAGTTATGCCAGTAGAGGAGATATTTTTTACAAGGTTTTCACTTGAAAGAACAGATTACTTTACGGAAAGGCGCATTTTAAATCAAGGCGATATTTTAAACTCGTTAAATCTTAACACATCGATAAATGTTACAAAGTTTGATATTAGAGATATTTTTGTAAAAAATAAAATTGAATACAAGCCTTATAAATTAAGCGGAGTTCTTAAAAAAGGGGTTGAATTATGGATAAAACCTGATATTGATACTCCAAATGATGACGAAGTGCCTTTTTAAAGGTTACCTAAGTTACCTAAAAGTTACCTTTTTTTTTAATAAAAGGTAACCTCAAAAACTCAATGATAGTAAGGCTTTACAAAGATAGTTACCTAAGTTACCTAAATATATATATATAAACTACATAGACATATAAAAATATATATATTTACATATTAGTGTTTTTTTAATTTTATATAGTACTAAGTTTTTTTATAAAGGTAACTGGTAACTTTTTAAGTAAAACATTGAAAATAAACAAATTAACGGTTACCTTTTTTTATGACAGAACAACAACTACAACAAAGCATTATTATTTTTTTTAGAAATAATTACCAAATGCACGGCAAAGGATTGATTTTTTCAGTAGCAAACGAATCAACCTACAAAAACAAAAATTTTAAAAATACTGGAACGATGGCAGGAGTATCAGATTTGATAGTTGTTTTAAATGGAAAAACTATTTTTGTCGAACTAAAAACAGAAACAGGAATCCAAAGCGAAAAACAAAAGGAGTTTGAAAAAAAAGTAAAGCAATTGAATCAAGAATATTATTTAATAAGATCATTAGAACAATTTAAAAATGAAATTGAAAGACAGAGTACAGATATTTAAAGAAAATAATCCAAATAAATTGGAACATACATTTAAAAACGGAATGAAATTTAAAGGATCTGGGGAATATAGACTATACTATTGGCTTGATAAGATTTATAAAGATGCTGAAAATGAGTATATTAAAAATAAAACTAATTTTTTAGCAAAATTTCTTGAAAAATGCATTGCGTAATAATAAAGTATTACTATATTTGTACTCAGATAACAACAACAAAACACAAATATTATGAACTTCATATTCAACGCATACAAAAACGGAACAAATAGAGAAAATTCAAAAGCAGAAACAAAAAACTTTACAATCTCAATAACTGGAGAAATCGGTAAAAATAATTATACTGTATGGAGAGAAGAAAAAGGAGTTTCAATGAAGTTAATGAATCCTAAAGGATGCGAATACACAAAAGAGAGAGCAATCTTGAAAGCAGAATCACTTTTAAAAATAGCAAAACAAGCGGTGTAATATCCGCTTTTAACAACAAAACAATTATGATAGCAAAATTTTTTCAGCAAAAAAAGTATCAGTATTACTTTTGCGTAGTAGTAGCAGTATGGTTTTTAACTCAATTTTTAAGATAATATATTATGACACCAAAAGAAAAAGCATTACAGTTAATTGATAAATTTACTTACTGGAATACATCAGAAGCCGAAAGAGAAGGAATTAAAAGCGCTTTGAGTGTAGTTGATGAAATGATAAACGAGTTCGATTCATTAGAACATTACAGAATCGATTATTGGTACGAAGTAAGAAACGAAATAAATAAATTATAACACTATGACACTAACAGAAATTAAAGAAATTTTCAATATTGACTTGAAAACTAAAAACAGAAAGCATCACGTTATTTTTATACGCAATTTGTATATTAATCAGGAGTACAATATTAAAAAACGCACAATTGCAAATATAGCGCACGAGTTACAAATGATCCGTGAAAGCCTTTATAATTCAATTGCAAAAACACCAGAATATGAGGATAATGAAAATTATCAAATGATTAAATTGGCATACAATACAAAAGATCCTGAATTATACGATAAAGCCTGTTACATCATAAAAAATAAAAATTATCCTCCAGTCCCAAAAGAATTTAAAACAAAACGCAGACAACATAAAAAACGTGAAAAAATGCCAGAAACACGATGGCCGTATTTAAGAATTATCAACGCTTTGAGATTTGATAATGATTCGTATCTTTGGAATAAATTAATGAAGGAATTTAATTTAAATGATTATAAAGTTTTGGAAACTTTGGAAAATAAATAATTGTTTTAACGGCGATTAACACCGTTATAACTTAAAAATTTAAATAAAATAATGAAAAAACCAATTCATAAATTTAATAACGGAAATGGAGCAACACTTTGCCACCAATGCAGAAAAATAATAAACACAGGATTTACAGATACATTATATTGTTCCAATAAATGTAAAATAACTACAAATTTAGAAAGAATTAAAACAGTTATTAAATACTATTACGATAGAGGTGTAAACAAAGAAAAATTAAACGAAATTAAAAGAAAATATGAAAATAATATTTAAAACAAAAACAAGAAAATCAACAACAATAACTCCAGATGATGATCTGGATATTCACGAATTAATGGATATAATATACAATTCATTAAAATCATTAACTTATAGCGATTCAGTTATTTTAAATGGATTAAATCAACTTAAACAAAATATAGAATGCGAATAATATTTATTATGCTTTTAATAGCATCAGTCGGAATAATAATGTTTCAATTGGGTAAAAATAGCCAACCAAAGCATTTAAACAAAACTATTGTATTAACTTTGCAAAATGACGATTTACAACCGTCAGAAGGCGATCTAATGAGGGTACAATACATTAATAATAAAAAAGTATATCTTTGTATCATTGACTAATAAAATGGCTAATAAAAAGAAAATTAAACCGCTTACATTGCGTGAGTCTATTTTTGAACAGGAATACAGACTAAAACAAGAGGCAAAAGAAACACTAAAAAAGATTAAAGAAAATGCATCCAAAAAGAATATTTAAAGAACCAAAAGAAATATTAAAAGCATTTGAAGAATATAAACAACATTTAGAAATTGAAAGAACTAAATGGGAAAAAGTGCAATATATCGGTAGAGATGGAAATCGAGTAATTGATTATCCAAAATTACCTTATACTTATGAGGGTTTTAAAAGATATTGCCGAAATAATTACGGAGAAGTACAGCATTATTTTGAAAATACTTTAAATTATTATGATGAGTTTTGTGATATCTGTTCACGTATTAAAGAAGAAATAAGAGAGGATCAAATTACAGGTGGATTGCTTGGTTTTTACAATCCTTCAATTACTCAAAGATTAAATCATTTAAGGGAAAATGTTGAAACTGATATAAAAACAAATGGTGAAAGTTTAAACAATGTTTTAAAAATAGAAGTAATAAAGCCAAAAGATGAAAGCGACTCCGGTATTTGAGAAAAATTATAACGCTTTAAAAACTGGTAAATATAAATATATTATCAATTCTGGTTCATCCAGATCAAGCAAAACATTTAGTATATTACAATTGTTTTGGGTTTTATGCTGGTCAAAAGAGCGGATTAAATGTTCCGCTTTTCGTATTACTAAAAAAGATTGTAAGGATACTATTTTGCAAGATATGTTGAAATATTACCCAACATTACCAAATTGGGATAAAGTTATATTTAACAAATCAGAATCATATTTTACCTTCCCTAATGGATCACAGATATACATTGAAGGAACAGATGATGAATTGAAAGTAATGGGGTATCATTCAGATTATCTTTGGTTTAATGAATTTTATAAACTATCAAAAGAAACATTTGATCAACTTGATATGAGGTGTTCGAATACTATCTTTATGGATTATAATCCAGTAGGAACGCACTGGGCCGATAATGTTATGAAACGAGATAATGCATTTGTGATCCATTCAACATTCAAAGACAATCCATTTATACCTATTGAGCAAAAAAAGAAAATACTATCTTATGAGCCTACTGAATACAATATTAAACAAGGCACAGCAAATGACTATAACTGGCAAGTATTTGGGTTAGGCTTAAAAGCTGAAAAACAAGGCAGAATATACAACTGGAAGCAAATCAATTATTATGATTATATAAATATTGAAAAACAGACTTACTATGGCTGTGATTGGGGTTTGGTTGATCCATGGGGAATTGTTGAGGTAAAATATCATGATGGTAATTTATATGTTCACGAGTTAAACTATAAATCAGAGAATGAACTCCGCAGAAACTTAACCACAACAGAACTGCACCAGATTAACGCAAATCAGGATGAAGGATTAGTCAGTTGGATGTTTACAAAGTTAAACATACCTAAAGATAAAATAATTGTTTGTGATTCCAATAGACCTACAAAGATAATAGCATTAAGGCGTTCAGGTTGGGAGTATGCCGTATCTGTTGGTGGTAAAACCAGACTATTAGACAGAATTGGAACAATGCAGGGCCTAAATGTTTATTATACTTCCACTTCAAAAAACATTGAATTTGAGCAGGAAAATTACAGTTATCAAAAAGATAGATTCGGTGTAACATTAGAAAATCCAGAGGATGGTAATGATCACTTAATTAATGCAATTGAATATATTGCACAAAAACTGTTTGAAATGAATATAATCAAAAATATTTAGTAACTTTGTGAAAATTTTATTATGGGATTCAATCTAAATTTTTCTTTTGGTAATAATGCGCCTCAAATTGTAGAGCGTGATTTGTCTGGTAATTTTTTCTATGAACTAATTAATCAAAATGCAAACGTATCAAAGTTTAAAAACGATAAAGAAAAATTAAATGTAATTTTATCTAATCCAGCAGTTTTAAAAGTATTTGCATTAAACTGTGATTTGTTTAGTTTAGGTAAGATTAACACACCAACAGAAACAGACTTTTTATATTCTCAAAGAAAAAAGCCAAACTTTAAACAGAACTGGACTCAATTCCTGTGGGATTATATGTTTTTTATGCAGTTGGGAACAGCCTACCTTTGGACTCCAAACAATCAGTTGAATGAAACATCACCAATACAATGGTTAAATCCAGCTAATATTGAATTCGATAGTAATATAGTTGATAAATTAAACAGTCTTATTTTATCTAAAATTACTTATTCAGATATTGTAAAAGGCACTATTAAGTATAATATTGGTAATACATCCAGAATTATTCCTATTTCAGAAATAACACCGTTTTATGATCTTACAAATTCTGTTAGTGATAATCATTTAAAAGGTATATCCAGAATTGATGCTTTATATAAAATTATAGCCAATTCAGAAAATGCGCTTAATGCTAAAAATATCAATTTAGAGTTTAGTCAAAAATTTATTGCATCCGCTAAAAGTGAAAGCCTTGAGGGTGTTAATATGTCGAATGATGAAAAACGAAATATTGAGAATGTAGTTAGAAGTAATAAAAGCGTACACGCAATTAAGAAGCCTATTGATATTAAACGCTTTGTTGATGATATTGCACGTTTAAAGCTGGATGAATGTTATTACAATGACTTCTTTATGATTGGTTCAATGTATGGAATACCAAGAGATATCCTTGAGGCTAATTTAAAAAGCAGTACATACGAAAATCAAGAGAAGGCAACAAATAGACACGTTGAATATGTATTGAAGCCAAAAGGTCAATTATTGACTGATTCATTAGAGGAAAAATTTAATTATACTGAATTGTTTATGACTTGGGAACATTTAGCATTTAACCAAGTATTTGAAAAAGAAAGGCAAGAGGTAATTAAATTGAAATTAGACAATAAAATTTTAGCCGATGCAAATAACATAAATCTGGATGAATTATGATAACAAAAGAAGAAATTGAGCAACTAAAAAAAGATAAACAAAATGAAAATCCCATCATTCGAAAATAAGGAACAGGAAATTGATTTTATTATTAAAAATCAAAACAAACTGATCGCATTTAAAAAGGCATCATTTAAAAAAGCCGATACATTTTCATTCAGTCCAATTGAAACAACAAAGGCAATTGTAAATAATACACCTATTGAGGAAGCTGAAGAAGAACTAAAAGTAAAAGTGGTAATTAATTCAACTAACTTTTTAGATTCTCACGGTGATGTTCATATTAAAGGATTATGGAATAAGTCAATAAATGAAAATAAAAATATTGTACATTTGCAAGAGCACGAAATGGCATTTGACAAGATTATAGCAGATGGTGCAGACTTAAACGTATTTACTCAACAATTTACTTTTAAACAGCTTGGGTTTGACTATGAAGGTAAAACAGAATGCTTGATATTTGAAAGTAAAGTAAAAGAGGACCGAAACGAGTTTATGTACGAGCAATATTCCAAAGGATTTGTTAAAAATCACAGCGTTGGAATGTCTTATGTTAAATTAGTGCTTTGTGCTAATAATCCATCAAGTACACAGGAATATGAGAATTGGAATAAATACTTACCAGAAGTGGCAAATCAAGATACAGCAATTGAAAAGGGATATTTCTGGGCAGTTTTAGAAGCAAAATTAATTGAAGGATCTGCCGTTGTTATTGGATCTAATCCAGTTACACCGACACTTGAAAATAATATGAAAGCCGTTAACACACTTTCAGAAAATGAGCCAATTGAAGAAATTACTCAAAAACTAACTAACGAACAATTTAACCAATTATTAAACAAATTTTAAAATGATTACACAAGAACAATTAGACGCTTTGAGCGCAAAAGTTGAAGGATACAAAGCACAGGATGTTGAAGTATCTACATTAAAAGCTGAATTAGAGGCTTTGAAAGGTAAAGAAACTATTGAGAAATCAGTATTCGAAAACCTACAAGAACAAGTAAATCAATTAAAAGAAATGAAAGTAAGTACAACTGTTAAGACAATTGTTGACGAAATCAAAGAAAACAAAGAAACTTTAAAAGCTATTGCAAAAGGTGGTAACGCTGAAGTAGTTTTGAAAGCTGACACTTTGAGATCTTCTATTGCTACAAATCCACATGTTGCATTAGTTGATGGAATTGGTCAATTACAACGTAAAAAAAGAAGTCTTTATGAGTTATTTCGTAAAATTCCTGTTGGTGCTGGTAACCATAACGGTACTGTTGCTTATGTTGACTGGGATGAAGCTACTACCGTAAAAGCTGCCGCTTCTGTTGCTGAAGGTGTTGCATTCGCTGAATCAACTGCTAAATTTAAAGGTTATACTTTGGCATTACAAAAAATCGGTGATTCACTTCCAGTATCTGAGGAGTTTTTCAACGATGAGGTTATGGCTGCCGCTGAATTAGAAGTATTTTTGGATGCAAACGTACTTGATAAGGTTGCTTCTCAAATCGTAGTAGGTGATAACACAGGAACAAACTTAAAAGGTTTGATTACTTCATCACCAGCTTACACGGCTGTAGCTTCTGGAATTGCTGATGCAAACATTTATGATTTGATTGCAAAAGTTTCTGAAGATATTACTTCTGTAGGTGGTGCTAAATATCAACCAGATTTCGTAGCAATGAACATTGCAGATATTAATAAATTGAAATTGAAAAAAGATAGTACATATAACTATGTATTTAATTTTAACGATCCAAGAATTGGAGCATTGAATATCGTAGAAGATAACAACGTACCAGCTAACACACTTTATTTAGGTGATTCAAGATTTGCACGTATCTATGAAATGGGTGGTGTTGTTGTTTCTAAAGGTTACAATGGAACTGATTTCGCAGAAGATATGTTGACTTTGAAAGCACGTAAAAGATTAGCTTTCTTAATCCGTGAGGCTGACAAAACTGGATTTAGAAAAGTGGCTTCTATTTCTGCTGCATTAACTACATTAGCATCTTAACAATGCGTAAAGTAGAGTTTATAAAAGACTTTGCAACTAAATTGAAAGGCGATGTCTGGGAATGTGATTCCCAGCTTGCCTCTCACTTAGTGAACATTGATAAAGTGGCTAAATATTACGAACCTAAAGCAAAAAAATAATGTATTTAATTGACCAAACATATTTTATCAAAGAATTGAGTATTCCAAATCTTAACGAGATGGATTCCGATAATCTTACAGTATTAAATCAATATATTGATGAAAAATGTCGTGAATTATTACAAAATGCATTAGGATACGTTTTATTTAAAGATTTGGATAGTAAAATAACAAATGGAGTTCTGGATACATTAGCGCCTCAAAAATGGCTTAATTTTGTAAACGGAACAGAATATACCAAAGAGGGTAAATTATACAAGTGGAAAGGCTTAAAATACACTGAAGGACTTTATAAGTCATCATTGCTGGCCAAATATACTTTTTACTCTTGGTTAAAAGATTCCATTTCTGTTGTTACTGGAACAGGCGAGAAGATGATTAATTCACAAAACACTCAAAATGTTAATTCAAATCAAAGATTGGTAACAGTTTGGAATGACTTTGTTTCTGAATATCAGGGAACAAATACTTACTTTCCAACTGTATGGTATAAAGGGACAACAAAAGTTGTGGATTGGTTTGGAAGCGGTGAGCAGTTAGGATATGTTAGTTTGATTCAGTTTTTAGCTGATCATGAAACAGATTATCCAGATGCAAATATGACTTTATTTAGAAATCAAAATCAGTTTGGGTTATGATTGTAGTAGAGCATTATTTAAGAGATTTATTCGCACAGTTACCAACTATTCAAGGTTTTCAACCAAAATTTAACTGGGGTTCACAGGATTCATTAAATTTGTATTTAGCACAATTAAAGCAAACAAATAAGTATCCGTTGATTTGGTTAGTTGAAAATGAAGAAAATGGTAACTTCTCAAAAAAAGGAGTTGAAAAATCTGTTAAACTAATTATTGCAAAGCAATCCGTACACCAAACAAACACAAACCCAATAATTTGGGAAACAGAATTTAATGATGTATTAAATCCACTTGCAGAAAATATACTAAAGGCATTGGATCGAAGTACAACTACAGAAATAAAGGAAGGAAAATATAAATTACAAAGACGATCAAACTATTCTGAAGACAATGGTAAAAATGCAAAAACTATTGATAACTGGAATGTGATTGTTTTAGAATTGGATATTTACTTCAAAGATAATTGTTTAAAAACTATAAATTTTAATTAAAAATGGCATTAACTAACATCGTAAATTCGGTAAACTGTAGCGCATCAGAAGTTTTAGGAACTGGTCTGAAAAACTGCAAACAGGATATCAAAAGAGTAACAACATTAGGTCTACTTGAAAGAGGCCTAAAATTTGATGAGGCACGTTCTCTGGAATTGGCTTACATTCAAGAATTGCAACAAAAGGGGCAATTAATCATTTTGCAAGGTGTTGTTGAATTAACAGACAACACAGCAGAAGACACAATTATCACACGTGCTGGATCAGGTGAAAAAATCGTAGCGGGTAAAAATCCTTACGAATATGTTGTGATGTTTGATAACGGTTTGAGCTTTCACAAAGCATTGACTTCATTATCAAGTAACAGACAATATGACTTGATCATGTTTGATTCTAAAGGTGATGCTATCTTCACACAAACCAAAGCAGGTGAATTTAAAGGTTTTACGCTTGGAATGTTTGAAAATGGAAAATACACTATGAGTAATGGAACGGATGCTTCTGCTCAAACAGTAACTTTCCAAATGGTTAACCGTTTAGAATTTGACGAGCGTGTAAGCTGGATTACTGCTGACAACTTGGATTACAACGCACAGGAAGACCTTGATGGTGTTAATGATGCAGTATTTGCAATGACTGCTCCAACTGCTGGAACATCAATTGTTTTCACTGTTAAAACATTAGCAGATAATCATCAAGTATCTTTAAGCGGATTGCTTAAGACTGATTTGCTTTATACTGTTGATGGTGTTACTACAACAATCACAACTTTAACAGAAAGCACAACAGAGGCTGGAAAATACACGTTAACTGTGCCAGCATTCACAGCGGGTAAAGTATTAACGCTAAAAACTTGGGATACTACACTATTAAAAACTATTATAAACCTTGATGGTGTACTTTATAAATCAAATGTAGCAACTACAACAGCTATATAATTTGTTTTAAGTTAATGAATTAAGCGCATCTTAATAGGTGCGCTTTTTTTTGTACTTTTGTATTATGAGAACTGTAAAAGATTATATGGATTTTGTGAAAAATGTTCGGGATAATATTCCGCAACAAACAGAAGGTATAATCAACAGAAAAAAGGCCGAGATAATTGATTTAAACAGACAGGTGCAATTGTATGAAAAAGGTGAGGATAGTTTAGGATTAGACTTAAAACCTTATGCATTTTTTACGGTCCAGATAAAACAACTTTTAGGCCAACCTTATGACAGAACAACTTTGAACTATTCTGGAGCGTTTTATGATGGGTTTTATTTAACAGTAGACAAAGACAATTTAATCTTAACTTTTAATTCAAACGATAGAAAAACACCTGATTTGATTGGAAAATATGGTAAAAATATTTTTGGATTGAATTACGACAATCAACAAAAACTTAATTATGAAATTATTAAATCTGAATTGGATAAGTACATCCGTCAATATTTATAGAAAGTGCGATGAAATGCCACTTTGGAACTTTCAAAAGTATCTTGAAACAAATGATTTAAAATACTTTACAAAGGAATTAAAAGAGGTTAAGGATCTGCATTTGGTAATGAATGATTTCTTTGTTGAATATTTAGAACTTACTCAAAATAATACAGTATATCAAAGATTTTCAAAGATTTATAAACTGTTAAAATTAGAGGGGAAATATAATTGCGTTACATTAATACTTAAATCATTATACAATTATGACAAAGGTTTAAATATTGATATGTTCCACGCTTTGACTTGGGAACTTGAAAAATGGCATTATAAAATTGACAGGGCAAAAGATATATTTTCACAAATTGAAAGCATTAACCAAAGATTGCAGAATGTTAAGACTCAAATCGAAGTATTACAATTAGAACTAAAAAAAGATGACCAACAGGAAAGCCAAAGTATTGAATCACAATTAATATCTGTTAGTCGTATTTTAGAATTAAAATATAAACTGGATGCAAAAGAAATCACAGTAAAAGAATGGATTGAATTCCAAAAACAAGCTGAAAAAACAATAAAATCACAAAAGAATGGCAAATAGTATTGACTTAATAGTAAGTAAAGAGGCACAAAAACAACTTGATGACCTTTATAAATCATTAACCAAAACACACGAGGAAGTAGTAGCAATTTCAAAACTGCAACTTTCTTTTAATGGTGGTCAATCCCCTAAAAATGTTACTGATTTAAACGAGAAAATAAAGGATCAGGCAAAAATACAGGCGCAATTAGAAAAACAAGTTGAAAGAAACAGACTTGCAGAAATAAGACTTCAACAAGTTAGGGAAAAAGCCTTTGACAAATATAATGCACAATTACAAAAGGAAGAAGCCAGATTAAAAGCATCCGAATCAGTTTACAATAAAATTCAAAACAGTATGAATTTATTGCAGAAAACTTATAAAGATTTAGCTATTAGGAAGGAATTAGGAAGCCAATTAACACTAAAAGAGGAGCAAAGTTTAGAAAGATTAGGTAAAAGGATTCAAGACTATGACAAAGCCTTAAAAGCTGTTGATGGTCAAATGGGTAAATACCAGCGAAATGTTGGTAATTATGCTGGAGCATTTAATCCATTATCAAATAGTATTAATCAATTAAGCCGTGAGATGCCAGCCTTTGCCAATTCTGTACAAACTGGATTTATGGCAATTTCGAACAACTTACCTATCTTTTTTGATGCAGTTGGTGGTATCATTAATCAAAATAAGGAACTACAGGCACAAGGTCAACCAACTCAATCAGTATTTAAACAACTTGCATCTTCTGTTTTTAGTTTAGGAACAGCCTTAAGCGTTGGTGTTACTTTGCTTACATTATATGGTAAGGATATTGTAACTTTTATAGGTAAATTACTTGATGGTGGTAAACAAATGCAAACGATATCAGATCAAATGAATCAAATAACAGATGCAAGAAAAAAAGCATCTGAAAGCGCATCGACTGAAATATCTGAATTGGACACACTTTACAAAGTAAGTCAGGATGTTTCAATATCTATTGACCAAAGGCGTGAGGCCGTTAATAAATTACAGGAACTTTATCCTAATTTTTTAGCTAATATATCAGATGAAAACATTTTAAATGGTAAAGCTGAAAGTCAATATTATAAACTTCGTGATGCAATAATGGCAAAATATATGGCACAAGCAATTGGCGATAAATTAGCTGAAAATGCAAAAGATAGTTTAGAGGATTATTTAAGTATTCAAGAAAAAATACAAGAAACAGAAGCCGAAATTTTAAAATTAAGACAAAGCGGAAAGGATTTAATTATTCCTGGATCAAGAGAAGAAAAAACTCAAACAGTTAGAATATCTAATAGTGAGTTAATTTTAGCACAAGAAAGAAAATTAATAATATTAAATAAGGATAAAAACAATTTAAAAGCACAAGAAAGAGAAGAAAATGCATTGCTTATAAAAACAATGCAAGAAATGCTTGTTCAGGCCAAGCCGTTAGAAATTAAAGACAAAAAAGAAATTGCAAATACAAAAGAAAAAACCAAATTAGCAAAAGATAAATTAAAAGTAGATAAAGAAATAAACAGAGGCACAGAGGATTATTTCTTGGCTGAAATTTCACGCTTGGAAAAATTAAGGGCATCGGTTGCAACAACTACAAAAGAATATGAATCATATAACGCACAATTAGAGTTTTTAAATGCCAGTTTATTATATTTAAGAGGTGGCGAAAGATTGCAAATGGCTGGATTAGTAACTGGCGCAACAACTGAACTTGAACAATTACCAATAGCAACAAAAGAAAGTTTAGAAAAAACAAGTCAATATTTACAAAGTTTTTATGATCAATTTGGAAGTGAATCAGGAATGCCAACTTTGTTCAAAGTGTTAAATAAAGAGATTGAAGGTTTTGGTGATGATTGGAAAACAACAGCCGTTGCAATGATGGAAATAGGTCAGGAATTGACAAATACATTAACAAAACAAAGTGAGGCACGTTTTAATGCTGAATATGCACGTTTAGAACAACAAAAGAATGTTTCTATTGCATTTGCTGGAAGTAGTGCAACGGCCAGAGCTGAAATAGAAAAACAATACGAAGAAAAACGCAAAGTAATACAAAGAAGACAAGCCGAAGCCGAAAAAAGACAGGCCTTGTTTAATATTGCGGTTAATACTGCACAAGCTATTGTTGCAACACTTGGTAAGACTGGATTTGCTGGTATTCCGTTATCTTTGATTGTTGGAGCATTGGGTGCTGCACAGTTGGCAATGGTTGCCGCTCAAGAAATTCCTGCATTTGCAGAAGGTGGGGTTCACGAAGGTGGGAAAATGTTAATCAATGATGCAAAAGGTTCAAAATATCAGGAAACAGTTGTAACACCAGATGGAAAAATCAGACAGTTTAAAGGCAGAAATAAAGTAGTTGATGCTCCAAAAGGAACGCAAATTTTCACACCAGATCAATGGAGCAAACAAATTAATAACTTACTTTTGAAAAACAATATTTCACCGTTACAAACAAACCAAACCAACGGAATTAATAAAGATGATTTGGAAAGTGTTTTTAGAAAATATAGTGGATCAAATGAGGTGGCAATTGACATTAACGAAAACGGATTTAAGAAAATGATAAGTTCAAATGGTCGCACTCGTGAAATATTAAACAGCAGATTAACAACTAAAGGAAGGATCGTATAAATGGAAAACTTTACATTTTATTTAAACTTTAAAAATGATGCTACAGGCTTGATTGAGATAACCGAGCCTGTTAAATTCGATGGTGCCAGCTTTACAGTTGAACAAGATAAAACCCGTTATGGAAGGGACATAAGCTATGGCAATGAGGAAGTTAGTTTGGAGTTTTATGATGGAACTTTTGATAATGGTTTAACAATGGGATTGTTTCAATTATTAGATTATTACAAAACATACGGATTTGAAAGTGAGGTTGAATTTATACTTAAAAAAAACGGTGTTAATTTTACGATTGGATTACTTGATTTCCAAATGGCCAAAACTGATTTACTTACTTATTTTGAGTGTAAAATTATTCAGGAAAACAACAGGGCAATAATAAACAGGCGCAAAGATATTAATGTTGATGTTTTTAGTGATAAGGATCTGGATTTAAACACAATTACACCTTTGGCAACTGAAAACATACTGTTAAAAGCAAAGCCAGTATTGCAAAACAGTAAATGGAGCGGTTTTGAACAAGAAGATATTTATCAACCAATGTATGGTCAAGATGCTTTAATATGTAATATTACAGGCAGTTTAAATACGTTTAATATTGAGAATTCATTTAGTACATTTTTCCAAAATACTTATTTACCTTCATTATTTACTCAACCACAAATAGAATCTGCAAGGGATGAATCAACTATAATAAGAGCAGTAAACAGCCTTTCAGATATAAGAATAAATATAAATAATTTTAATTTTGTTTATAGTTCTGGCGGGTTTTTCAATAGCTTTACATTTAGAGTTTATTATGGAACTTCTTATGTTTCTGGTGATTTTGATTTTGTAACATTAGAAAGCTCAACAAATGATAATTTTGCAGTAAGTAACAAAGATTATGAAGTTTTAATTCCTTTTTTACCAACAGGCGGTAAAATATGGATCAGTATAATAGGGCAAAATTCATTAACCACACCAGCGGGAACACCAGTAGGAACAATTAATTTATCTTATAATTGCGAAAGTGTAAATATTACAGCCACTTCAACTGCAATGAATAGCGTTATAAAAGGAATTCGGTACATTGATTTATTAAAACAAAATATAAAATCAATTTCAGGACTAACAATTGACGCTCCAAAATTTGATGTTGACGGTGAATTTTATGAACAATTTGCATTTAACGGTAAATTAATCAGACAATATGTTGACAAGCCGTTTTACGTTAATTTTAAGGATTTAACGGATGGTTTACAAGAGTTAAATGCAGACTATCAGATAAACCAAAATAACGTGTTTATAGGGCAGTATAATGACTTTTATAATAATGTTGATTTGGGTGGATTTTTACAGGCTCCAGATTCTGAATTTAATACAAATTTTAATGATAGATATAGTATTAACGCTTTTAATTATTCTTATAAAACTTTTGAACAAAACAAAGATGAAAGCAACACAATTGATAGTATCCATACAGATGCTCAATTTTTGTTACCTAATAAACTGGTTGAAAATGTTAAAAAAGTAGAGGTAAATTATATTCGTGATCCGTTTAGTATTGAGGCATCCAGAAGGCAAGGAATAAGCACAAAAGAAAGCACTTCTTTGGATAATGATGATAAAGTATTTTTAATTGATGTTTTTCCATTAGCAGACGGAACAATTGATGGATTTGTGAATGTTTTATTAATGCGAATGAATAGCGGAAGGCTTGAAATACTTAACAACACTTTAAATGGTGAAGGAGCTTCATTCGATTGGACTTTGTTAGGTTTTGTTGTTGGTTCTGACTTTAAAATTATTGATGGTGAAAATATAGGATCTTACACAGTATATTCATTAGAGCGTGAAAAAATAGTATTAACACCGAGTGGATTTACACCAAGTTTTGAAGGTGATGGATTTATTAAAACAGAATTTCCACTTAATAATGTATCTTATGTAAATAGAACAAGTCAGGGATTTACTGAAATACTTAATTTGTCAAGTGGCGACAATTATAGTAATTTAAGATATTCTATAAAAAGAAATATGAAATATTGGAGCAGTTATTTAAAAACAGCATCCAAATACAAACCAAGCGGAATAATACAAAATACATTCTTTAAAAATAACGGTTTACTTTCCACAAAATACGGATCAGAAACGGTTGCAACTGTTGAGGGTGGCAATATTAATGTAACTGATTTAAATGATGCTATTTTGTCGCCGATGGTATTTAAAACCAAAGTAATTGCAGAATTTGAAACGGTTAAAACATTGCTGGATAATTTAGCCACTCAAAAAGGATTTATTCGGGTTGTTGATACAAATAACCGAGTTTTAAAAATACATCCTACAAAGTTAGATTATGAATGGATGAGTAATTTATTAACAATTGAAGGAGAGCAAAGAAACGAAAGCGACTTTGTAACAATTGACATAATTGGCACGGAATTAATCAATATTAATGAGGTTGGTTATGATTCTATAATATTAAAACGTAACTGGTTTAAAATTGATGGTTTTTTTGTAACTTTGTACGACTTCAATAATATACCGTTAATTAATCCCACAAGGATAGAGAAAGTAAAGGTTAATGGAGTATCTTATACAAATGCAGTTAATTTAAGTGATGCGCTCAATGGATTATAGTTTTATAAAATTATCGAAAAACACAGATAGTGAAAATCCAAAAATTTCACAAATTAACTATTCAGATTGTGTGCAATTATTACCTTCTGAAAGTTATCTGCAAATAAGTAACAACGCTGATGGCATCGCATTTGACAATGACTTTGCCGTCTTTGTTGTTGACTGTGATAATACATCATTGGCCGATATTACTACAAATGTATCAATATTTGAATTTACTGATATTAATGGAGTTCACCAGATTGCATTTGAAATTAATTTTTTAAATGTTGATTTTGGATTTCAGCCTGTAAGGTTAAAATTTGTTAAAACAACAGGATCTGATGTTTGGTTTTCAAATGAAATATTAATAACTGAAGAAGCTGAAGAACAAACCACACGTTTTGACTATAAATCAAATGATTATTTTCATGGAATATCTTATAATATAGTTGATTTTTATCAGTCAATTAGGTTAAGATGTTTTTTTGATCGTTTGGATAATGAAACGGAAGTTAAAGATTATTACCAGATAAGCAAAGGAAATACAATAAGTACAAGGGCCTTATTAAAGCAAGTAACAAATTATAAATTTGTAAATATTGATCCATTTGTATTTAAAAGAATAAATGTTTTATTAATCCACGATATTATTTATATTGATGGGTTAAGAATGACAAACAAAACAAACGTAAAAGGGTCGGAGCGATTAGGCTATTCTAATTTATCAGAAGCTGAATTTTCTGCATACATAAACAATAACGACCTTTTTACTTTTGATTATCAAATTTATGAAGGGTTAAAAATTATAGAAAATAATCCAGTTGGCCAGATAAGTTTATACGAGTTTTTTAATGAAATTTCATTTTCTTTGAATAAACCAGTTACTTTAAATCCAATAGCATCATTAATTAATTTAAAAGATGGTGATGGAAATATTTTATTTTCTTATGATTATTTAGATTTAACTTTTGATGGTGTTTATTATAATATAGACACAAGCGCATTTACACCAGCAATTGGAAGTTATACAGTTGAAATTCCAAAAGGCTTATTTTCTTCAACACTTCAAACAACAGATTTTTATTCATGGAGTTTCAATATTGTTGTAGGTGATTATTCAGATTCAGATTACTCAACAGACTATTTAATATAAAGATATGACACAAACAGAATTAACGGCATTTATAGATGCTAAAATTAGAAATAAAACACCAAAGGTTATAAAGACTGAACACGCTGATGTTGAACAGGAAATAACAGACACTTTGTTTGATAATGTAAATACATTAACAGCTGTAATAGGCGCTTTAAACGATACAATTATAGATATTCAAGCTGTATTGGCGCTTAATAGTGGAGTTGTTAAAAGTATAAATATAGGATCTGGGACAGTTGGTGCAAGTAGTGCAACACAAGGTAACATTTCAAGTTGTATTTTGAATGCTGTTGGATCAAATGGAAATACTTACACCGTTACACTAACAAACGCAATGCCTACAACAAGTTATAGCGTATTTTTTACTTTGGAATCAAAAAGCGGTGATATGTTAGTTGATAACAATGCTTTGAGCGTAGTATTTAAACCTTTGACAACAACAACTTTCCAATTTTCATTGGATGATGTTACAAGTTCTGGAAGTGATTTAATTGATTTGCATTTAAAAGTTTATAATAATACAACTTACTAATTATGGCTACATTAGATATAAGAAAAAAAAGTCTTAAAACGTGGCTTCACGTTCCAAGCGATGCAGATAATTTTATTTTATCTAAATTTTATTGCAAAACCGATGCTGGCACATTTAAAATAGTAGAAGAAAGCGGAAGTAATAGAAGGGAATATTCATATACTGATATCACAGTTTATGATGATACTGATATGGGTACTCCAGAAACATTTGCAAGCGCACAGGCTTTAATGTTAAGATTGGAAGCGCTCAAATATACGGGTTTTAATAGGGATGGGGACATCCCAACATCGTACATTGAAAGTGTTGTTGCTGGAACAAATGTAACAATTGATGACACTGATCCTTTAAATCCAATTATATCAAGTACTGGTGGCGGTGGTTCACAAGATTTGCAAGGTGTAACGGATAACGGAAATACAACTACAAATGATATTATTTTAATAAATGATGCCAATGCTATATTTGGAACTGGTGGCGGTGTTGTATTAGATAATGGATCTAAATTAAAAGAGGGAACTATTGATGCTGGTTATGGTGGCTCAAAAGGTGTGGCCCAGATTTGCGCTGTTGGTTATGAATTGAAATGGGAAGCTGGAAGGCTTTATGTGATGGGTGATGGCGGTGTTACAATTAGAGAAGTAAGCCATAATTTCACAACTACACCAACTATTTATGACGATATAACCAAAGGTTTTGTAATTGGTAGCAGATGGCTTTTAGATAATGGTACTTTATATGTTTGCACAGATGCGACAGATGATGCAGCCGTTTGGGAATTGCAAGTAATTGGAACAGAAAATTTGCAAAATGTTACTGATTTGGGTAACACCACAACAAATGCTTTAAATGTACAACTTGGTGATGATTATAGTATTGTAAATAGAACAAATGTAACAACTGAAAGCGATGCTACAGGCGCTTATGCATTTATTGAAAATACTGGAAAACTTGGAATAAATAGCGGAGATTTTGAAGGAACAATTCAAGCTAATAATTTAACGGCAAATAATGTCAATTTAGAATTTCCACAGAAAGCAGTTGGTAGTTATACAATTGCTACAACCGATGATTTAACTGGTGGCACAGTAACAAGCGTAGGATTGACAATGCCGAGCGCATTTAGTGTTACAAATAGTCCAATAACATCAAGTGGAGATATTGCGGTAACAGGTGCTGGGGTTGCTTCTCAATACGTTCGTGGTGATGGAACTTTAGCAAATTTCCCAACTACAGGCGGTGGTGGGGCTTCTGTTTCTTACTATTTGAATGGTAGTGTTTCACAGGGTACAATTGGCGGTGTTGCTTACAAAGAAATGGATGGAACACCAGTAATTGGTGCGGGAACGGATTTTACTATAAATGCAGACGGTTATATTGCTCAATTCATTACTGATTCAGGCAATCCAAATAAATTATTAATTCCAGCGGGTAATTGGAATTTTGAAACGTATTTTAGCGCTTCTTCAGGTGGTGGTAGTCCTCAATTTTATATGGAATTATATAAATATAACGGAACAACTTTTACTTTAATATCTTCAAATTCTGCACAACCTGAAAATATAACAGGCGGTACAAATATTGATTTGTATTTAACAACTTTAGCAGTACCTCCTACTACATTACTTGCGACAGATAGATTAGCCGTAAGATTTTATGTATTGCATAGTGGTCGAACGATTACAATGCACACCGAAAACAGCCATTTATCGCAAATTATAACTACATTTTCTACGGGTTTAAATGCTTTAAATGGGTTAACAGAACAATCTCAATATTTTGCAACGGGTACAAGCGGGACTGATTTTGCTATTAGTTCGGCTACTGATACGCACACTTTCAACTTACCAACTGCATCTGCAACAAATAGAGGAGCTTTAAGTTCGGCAAATTGGAGTACATTTAACGGAAAACAGGATGCTTTAGTTTCAGGAACAAACATTAAAACTATAAATGGAAATAGTGTTTTAGGTTCAGGAAATTTATTGTTAGGTGTACCATTAACAAGGCAAGAGTTTAGTTTTTCAGGTGCTCAAACTTTCACATTGTCTGGCACTCCTTCAGATATTTATGCGGTTTTTGTTAATGGTCAGGAACTTAATAGTAGTCAGTATTTTTTTGTAACTACAACATTAACAATATCAGATACTTTACAAACTGGTGATAAAATAAACATTCTTTATACACCTACAAGTGTTGGAGTTTTAGAGTATTATACAAAATCACAAATTGATGGTTTTTTGACAAATTCAAATATTGAATCAATTATAGGTCAGGCTTCAGGTTCTAATAGTGGTTATTTAGCTTCAACAGACTGGACTACATTTAACAACAAACAAAATGCAATAACGCTAACAACTAACAATTTTAGTGGTGTTGCAACTTTTACTGGCGGAACTTTAAATATACCAAATTATGAAGGATTTATACCAAAATTAAGGGGGAACGAAACATATAGAGGTGTAGCTTATTCAAACAACTCAACTACTGAAGTAACAAGCGGAGGTATAACAATAGCCACAACAGGCTCAACAATTGCAAGATCTGTTGCATCGACAAATTACGCAAGTAAGCAAGTAAGAAAAGGTTTTTATGGTTCAGTTGTTTCTGCTGGTCGTTATACAGGAACAAGAGGATCTGCATTGCTTTGGTATTTAGGTGGTGGATTTAAATATGTTTGTGATGTTTATATTTCAGATACTGCATTTGGTAGTGGATGCCGTCAATTTTACGGAATGATTGGTCAAACTTCTGATCTTACCTATTCTGATTCTGTTTTGGTTGAAACAATGCTAAATGTTATCGGTATTGGTTCAGATGCTTTGGATACAAACTTACAAGTATTCCATAATGATGGATCTGGTGTTTGTACAAAAGTAAATTTAGGCGCAAATTTCCCAGCAAATCGAACAGCAGGAAGCGCATTAACAACAGTTTACTCAATTGAAATTTACAGCGAAAACAATGCAAGTGAAGTAAAATATTGCGTAAGAAATAAAGAAACAGGTGATATTGCAATGGGTACAATTACAACAAATTTACCATTAGCAACTCAAGGGTTGAATTTTACAGCCTCACGTTGTATGGGTGCTGGAGTTACAAATACAGGTCAATTTGATTTATTAACATTAGGAGTTTATTCTTTATAATATGGAACAATTTACACTACAAAGCCAAAACATTACTTTGGATGATTCAAAGGTAAATGTTAGATTATTTCCAACAAATTTGGAATTGATAAACATAATTGATACACATAGAACCTACAATAATTTAGCGGATGCAACTGCTGATTTAAGTAGTTTTATTGCTGAAATGACACCTATATTGTACGAGAATTTAAATCCTGAAACAAAATCTAATTATTATTTATAATGCAAGGAACAAAACTAATATCGAGAGGGCAATTGGAAATTAATCCAGTAGTTCAAACTGTAACAAGTTCAGCAACGGTTACACCTACCAGCGCAAATGATTTGGTAGTTATTACTGCTCAAGCGGTTGGATTGACAATTGCTAATCCAACTGGCACAATGGTACAAGGTCAGGCTTTAATGATTAGAATTAAAGATAACGGAACGGCTAGAAGTATTGCATTTGGTACTAATTATAGAGCAATAGGTATAACTTTGCCAACTACTACCGTAATAAGTAAAACTTTGTATTTAGGTTGTATATGGAATGATACGGATACTAAATTTGATATTGTTGGATTAAATCAGGAAGCATAATGTATTATAGTTTAATTAGTTCAATGAAAAAGGCATCTGCTATTGTATTTGATCCAGATGCTACTGCTTTTATAACTGCAACAGGAATAACAAATACTACGCAACAAATAGCAATTAATACTTTAGTTTTAGACTTTAAATCTTATGGTATATGGTCTAAAATGAAAGCCATTTATCCTATGGTTGGAGGTACTGCTACAACACATAAATTTAATTTAAAAGATCCTCGTGATTTAGATGCGGCTTATAGATTAACATTTTTTGGAGGAGGAACGCATAGTTCAACAGGTTATTTACCTAATGGAAGTACAAGCTATGCAAATACTTATATAACTCCTTCAGTTGATTTGTCTTTAAATTCTGTTCATATGTCTTATTACTCAAGAACTAATACAGTAGGAACTACAACAACAAAAACAGAACTTGGAGTATATAGTAGTGGAAGTGCATTACCATTGCTACATATGAGAATTAAATCTATTGAGGGTGGGGTAAACAATAGAGGGGTTTCTCATATGTGGTCATACAATACAGGACAAGCAATAAATGTTCCTGTAACTTACGATTCGACAGGGTTTTTTGTTAATACAAGGTCATCATCAACAAGCCATAAATTTTTAAGAAATAATAGTTTAATAGGAAGCACAACAACGGCTAATGACCAAACAACAATGCCAACAAGAAACTTATTACTTTGTGCATTTAATGAAAATGGCACAATTGCAAGATATACGGATAGAGAATGTGCATTTTCCTCAATAGGTACTGGATTAACTGATACTGAAATGACTAATTCTTACACAGCCGTTCAGGCATATCAAACAACTTTATCTCGTCAAATAATTTAATTATGAATGTATACAAACTAACAACAGAACAAAAAAACGCTATAACAAGTCAAACTTATGACAATTTACAGTATTTCAATCCAGTTTTAGATGCTGAAAATAATTGGTTTATTTCAATTGAGGAAGTAAATAATTGTACAAACGAATCATTTCAATGGGTTAAAACTTTGCCGTTAATAGAATATAATCCTATAATAAATGAAAAATAAAATTTTAAATGTAGTTACTACAATTATCGGGATTTGCATTTTGTTTCTGCAAGTCTGGAAATACTATGAACATACTTTGGAATTATCCTTTAATGAGGTAATTCTTACCATCATTGCGTTATTATTGTTGAAAGATCCTAATAAATTAATTAACTTTGTAAAAACAAAATTATAATAATGGATTATATCAACATCATTATCGGATCATTGCCAATGATAGGTACAATTATAGGTATTTACGTTAAAATGAACAATGTTATAATCCGACAGGATATGAAGATTGAACATTTAGAAGCTAAAATAAATGAAATTCAAGTAAATGCCGAAAAATTGAACAATATTCTATTTAAGAAATTGGAAGAAATGGATCGTAAGATTGATGATGTTAGAATGCACGCTTTTAGTTGTATTAACTTTAAAACAAATAAGAATGGATAAAATTTCATTAAACAGAATTGAAAAAGCGCATCCAAAGATTAGAGAGGAACTGGGTGTATTTTATCGAGAATGCAACAATAAATTGCCAAAACACGTTCGGTTGAGATTTTCACACGTTTATAGATCACCAGCAGAGCAACACGAATTGTTTATGAAAAGACCAAAAGTAAGCAACGCAGATGCATTTCAAAGTATGCACAATTACGGTTTGGCTTTTGATGTGGTCCTTTTATATGATAAAAATGGTGATGGCAATTTTGAAACAGCAAGCTGGGAAATAGATGAACACTGGGAACGAGTAATAACGTATTTTAAGAGTAAAGGTTATCAATGGGGCGGTGATTGGAAAACCTTTAAAGATAAACCACACTTTGAGAAAAACTTTGGTTTTAATTGGCAAGTATTGCGATCAAGATTTGAAAAAGGAATAACTTTAAACGATAACGGTATCGTTTATGTAAAAATATAAAATAATGGATAAAAAAGAATTAATTGATTTGGCGCTAAAAGATATTGCGATCAAATATAGTGAAAGTGCATATACAACCAATGCTGGAAGGTGGTTAAGGTTAATTGTAAAGTATATTCCAACTGAATTAATAATAAAAGCATTTGCACATAAATTAAGCAGATAATTTAAAGTGGTCAAATTCGACCACTTTAAAAAACGGATTGAGGTGTCCTTGGTCGATTAAAGCCGAAATTAATTTTTCGGTTTTTTTATGTTTTTATTTGTAATATTAAAATATTATTTTATATTTGTACCCAGTTAGAAACATTAAAACAAAACAAAATGACAAAGCAAGATTTTTTAGACGAGAAAGAATTTAAAACGGATTTAGGTTCTACATTCACTTATAAGTATTATTACGGGTTACTTATGTGTAAATTGGCAAATGGTCAATACAGATTTGAGGCGTCAATACTTAAAATTACAGATGAAGAAATTATAGTATTTTCAGGTATTTTAGGAAAGATATTTGAAGTAAATAAAAAATTTTCTGATTTAATACTTGCGTAATATTAAAATATTATATTATATTTGCATCATAGTTCATTGACATACTGGAAAAATAGTTAGGGTAGTGGTACTTAATTGGGTTCGACTCTCAACCTAACTACTAATTTAATAAATAATTTATGAACTATAAACTAATTAAACTATTTGAAAAAAGCAACTTAACCAAAGCGGAATTTTCCAAAAAAATTGGAATTCAAAAACAAAATTTAAACAAATTATTAGATTCAAAATTTATATTAAAACCAGCAACTTATGAAAAATATCATAAAAACTTTCTTTCTAAAAAAAAACTATCAGATTAAATTCGCTTACTATTTAGCAATTATTTTTATTCTTAATTTCATATTCAGATACTAATGACAAAAGCAGAAAAATTCAACGAATGGATGCTAAAAATCCGAAACATTTATTATTCAGATAACAATCAAATGACAAAAGCTTATGAACAGTTACGAAGCATGGAAGGAAGGTAGGTTTAATCCTAATTCACCAATAAACAGAATAGAAGTAGAAACATCACCATTGTGGGCCAATTTAACAGAAGCCTATGAAAGTGGCCATACAGAAGTATTTACCAATTTACAAGCTGAAATAATTAATGAATTGGATATAATTTACCAAGTATTGAAAGCAAGTGATCACGGAATGAAAAACAGAGTATTAAGTTTAATTGATAAAGTAAAATAAAATGGGAGCAAATTCAGAAACATTTTTGGAATTAAGAGCGCAAGATTTCGTAACAATGTACGATTCAAATTTCACAAAAAAAGAAGCGCAAAAAGTAGGTGTTAAATTGGTTACTGATTTACTGGATAACGGTAATGTTGACAAAATGGAATTTATTGCAAATTTAGCACGTTTAAATGAGGTTATAAGCACTGCAATGATTGAAGCACGTAAACATATCAATGAAGAAAAACAAACGGTTATGGGTGTTGAATTTACGCCAGTCAATGGCGGAAATACTTTGAACTATTCAGATGATCCAATTTACCAACAATTAAAAGCTGATCTGGATGCAAGGGCGGAATTGCTAAAATTAGCGCAAAAACAAAATGTTATTGACATGTACGGTAATGACGTACCAGTGGTAAGCACTACACCAAGAAAATCAAGTATAACAATAAAATTTTAAATTATGGAAAATTTAGCCAAAGCATTAGTAAAAGCGCAATTAGAAATGATTACACCAAAGAAGGGGAGCGTTAATCCATTCTTTAAAAACAAATACGCAGATTTAAACGATGTTTTACAAGCAGTTGTACCAGCTTTAAACAATAATGGAATTGTATTATTACAACCTTTGATTAATATTGACGGTAAAAACTTTGTAAAAACAGTTTTAATGCACGAATCAGGCGAAATGTTCGAATCTTTGGCTGAAATATTCTGTAAAAACATAAATGATGCACAGGCCTATGGATCTGGAGTAACTTATGCCAGAAGATATTCATTAAGTTCTATTTGTGGAATCGGTTCTGAGGATGATGATGCACAAAAGGCAGTACAATCCAAACCAATGGCAACAGCTGAAATATTAGCCAAAGCGAAGGCAACAGGGGCGACAATGGCTCAAATTAAGACTAAATACAGCGTAACAACAGAACAAGAAAAGAATTATTAATAACTAAATAAATAAACAAATGCAAGTAACAGGAAGAATTTCAGTAAAAAATGAAAATGTTGGAAATGAAAGATTTCAAAAGAGTGAATTAGTAATTGAAACAGCGGAACAATATCCGCAGTCAATTTTAGTAGAATTCGGCGGTAATAAAAGCGAATTGGTAAAAGATTTTGCAGTAGGTCAAGAAGTAGAAATCGATATCAATTTAAGGGGCCGTAAATGGACTAATAATGAAGGAGTTGATAAGTATTTCAATACAATATCAGGTTGGAAAATCAAAAAACTTTCTGAGGCTAAAGCAACTCCAGTTGATGCTGAAGATTCAGATTTACCATTTTAGTATTAACAAAATCCCCCTATTAATTTAGGGGGTAATTAAAATAACAAGCTATGATCCCAGAATCAAATAGAATTAATCACATTGTTATAAGTTCACAGGTTTTAAGTTACTATATTACCGAAATGAAATCTGATAACTATTTCAAGAAAGTTTTATTAAAATTTACCAATAATTTTATTGATCAACTTAAAACGGTTGAATGGAAATATTTTGATAAAATGTTTAAAAGTGAAGAAGAAGCCAGTGTAATTGTTTACGAAACATACGACAACTTTATAAAAACAATTGCATCAGTCCCAATTTGGGAAATGCAAAACGTGAGCAAAATTTTAGAAGCGTATAACAAAGATCCTAAAAGCATTGAAGGATTAGTAAAAAAAATATTAAAATGAAAATAGAAGATATTTGCAAATTATTAGAATTTATAAGAATTGAACCAAGACTGGAACAAGTTCAGGATGGTTTTTTATATCACGGTCATTACTTTACAAACGAACAAATCATTGAAATATGGAAGCACCAAAACATTATGATAACAGCAA